AGTTCTTATTGCGACATATAATGGTAGAGAGCGGTAGAGAGCTAAACGCAGTGCAGAACGATAGCGCGAACGAACAGTATGGTGAATCCGTAGGAGAGGGCGGAACCGGAGCCCTGCTCTCCACGTAGGTAACGGAGTGGAATCACAGAGCTGCACCAACCTGGCTCAATGAGTGACAGAGGATCGACAGAGGAATGACAGACAACAGACAGACAATCACCAATCTGCAAAAAGGTATGCCAGCACGCACGCGCCAAGAGTCCAGACAGAATCGAGAGGATGCACCACCGCTAGGTGGAATCTCTCAGTGAATGATAGATAGAACGACAAACAGTACTCATGAAGTGGTTGACACCCTCGACACACCTCTGTAGAATCCTCACCATGGAAGCGACAATCTCCCGGCAAAGGAGGCGAGGACCAGCCACAGGATAGGGGCACGGGGGAAGACACGCGTGATCGGGGTCGGAGAGCCTCTCGTACGAGTGAGCCAAATTTAGGCGCTCATAGAACACGCAGGAAGTCAAGCACCTTTACACAGGAATCGACAGGAGGTCAGACAGGAACGACAGGCAACCGCACAGCATAGCACGGGTGCCCATCAGTTCGTCAAGCACCTTTACACTTCGGTGTTACGTGGACAGGGTGATACCAGTGAGCTGGCCATTAGTCACGACAGCCGTAGCCTTGGTGCCAGAACCGGAGACAGTCACACCACCCAACAGGCCGGCGTTAACTACGCAGGTCGTGGTTTGTACGAACTCCACTTTGGTAAGCACACCGCCAGCCACCTTAGCGACAGCCGAGTACCCTTGGGTGTCACCTTTACCCATCACGGTTACTGCGCCACCATCAGATACAACCACCTGAGTAGGCGACGTGCCTTCACCTGCGCCATTGATTGCGGCAGTCATTGCAGCGCACAGCGCCGGTACATCAGCATCGTTCGATACGCCAGAAGGGTTATGGCCGTGGCGTGCAGCTTGAGTGCCAGTAGCCAGTTTCATTGCAGCAGTGTTCACAGCGACGCGTTGTGCGCCAGTTGCGGAAGCGTAAGACATGGTGTTACCTCATTAACAGAAGGGATGGGCGCCGTAGCGCCCGAGGATGTATCAGGTAGTCAGCAGCGCCAACTTAGCCTTGAGGGTTGCCAGCAGTGCGTCAATCTCGGTGACTTGTGCCGGTGTAATCTTGGTAGGGCGGAAGGTGCCTTGGTTGAACAGTTGCAGGGCGGGTGCCGCTGCTACTAGCGCTCGGTGTGCCTCTTCGATTTGCGTTACGGTTGCGGATACGATACCGGCCATAGTTGTAGCTCCTGAGTTAGATAAATGTTGCGTTGCCGTTTACAATCTTGGCGGTCATGGTGCCGCCGCCCGGTTTGTTGAATACCGCACCGTCGATAACCAGTGCAGCGTCCGACAGCAGTTGGAAGCCGAGGCCACTCGCGTACACAGCGTTAGCGTTCACCGACAGCGTGCCTGTGGAGTTCTTCACCGGGTACGTATTACCCAAGGTGATAAAGCGCCGAGGGAACGGCAAATCAACTTGACGCCCACCGTTAGCTGCGACCTTAAGTGTTGCAGGGGTCGCCACGTTCAACGCGTCGTACACAATGATGTCCGCGCCGTCCTTTAGCACAGTGGTGAACGACTCAAGCGCACCCTCCAGCGGCACGCCGTTAGCGATACGGCTGGTAAAGTTCACACGAGTATTCACGCCATCCTTAACGGTGAACACCGTACCGTCCTGCACAAGCGCAGTACTACCGCCAGTGATTTGCACGTATGGTATGCCGCCGTCGGTCGCGATCTTCGATTGGATCGTCACACCCGTGTCAGTGTCCTTGACGGGCACAGGGGCGCGGGTGTCTACCACAATCTCGTAAGGCTCCAGCGACGGGCTACCCGCAGCCACTATGCCTAGGTCTTCCATAATCGCCGCAAGGTCAGCGGACAGGTTCGTAACTGCCACAGATTGGTCTGCGTCCAGCGGAATGCGTCGCGGGCCTTGTACGGCCTTAGATAGCTCCTGCGCCACCAGTTTCAGCCGGGTTAGGTACGGGTCCAGCTCTCCCCGCGTTGCTGTCGATATGGACACTTTCAACTCCATTGATTGCGTTACAGCGCTCCAGCGCCGTGTGGTAGTCCAGTAGCCCTTGCGCGTACCCGCCGTTCGACGTTAGATCGACGGACGGGTGGACACATGGGATGAACTCATTTACACCTGAGACGCTTGCACAGCTCGTCACGGACAGGCACAGGGGCAGGGCTATCAGCCCACCCCTTGCTTGCCTTAAGAGCCGCAGCAAGGCCGCGTTGTGCCTTGTCACGTTCCGTCTCTACCTTGACCACTTGGGCCTGTATACGCGCCGTACGGGCACGTTCGTTCTTTAGGGATAGCTCTAGCCGGGTGACGGCCTGCCGCTGCTCTAGCGCGTCACGGAAGCCGTACCACGATAGGGCAGCCAGTAGCACAATGACCACCAGCATCACAAGTCGCTCACGCACAAGGCGTACTCCTTGGCTCGCCGGTTCTCCAAGCCCCGGACAGGCTTACCGCCCACCGTTGCCTTGAATCCCTTGGCTATGCCGTGCTTGCCCTTCCACGGGGCTGTAATAGCGGCACAGGCGCCCCGCCAGTCCTTCCGGGCCAGTGGGGCCAGGAACAACGAGTGCGGTTTACCGGGTGCCTGTGTGTTGTACTGCACCGACGCCATGGCAGCCACCACCGAGGCAGGAGCCCCAGCAGTATACGGCTTGAGTCCATCGACGTACTTACCGACGGACACCAGTAAGTCCTTGTCGCACTCCTTGACGGTGTACCGCGCCTTCGGCGTGCCCACGGTCTGGCCGTAGCACCACGTAGGCACGCCGCCGATGTCGGGGTATGTCACAAGGCGCAGCTCTTCCGCTGGCCCGAGGAAGCAGGACGCCAGCAGGATCGCACCAGTAGCGCCGAGGTTAAGCAGTCGGTTCTGTAGGATTTGCATCTGCTTTCACCTTACGCCGTGCCGCGATAATCTCGGTTACAGCCTTGTAGATTTGCAGGGATACGAGCACACCGGTAAGGATGGTCACGATTGTGGGAATTGGCAGACCGGCCACAGTCGCGCCGATGTAGCCAACGGACGGGGAGGCAGTAGCCGCCCGGTCCATAAGCATGTCTTTCATTACATACCTCTGCGCCTCATTGCGCGGTGTGAGCGTTGTGTTTGTTTAGGTGGTGCGGTTTTGCGGGCGTTAGAGCCTAGCGGGTCATTCATAAAGTCTTTGACCTCGGCTGCTTCCCGCTTGCGTTGCTCCTGTTCCTCGTCCACGACAAGGAAGCCGACAAGCTCACGTACAAGTGCCTCTACGGCGTCCAGTCGGTCGTCTTTCTCAAGAGAGCCTTTGTCCGTCGTGATGCTGTGCAACTGGTGGAAGAACGAGCGAACAGAGCGCTTGTCCATCGGGTACTGCTTCAACATGTCCAAGTCCATGTCGAGAGCCGCCTTGTGAACGATCAACCGGTGGCGCTGAATAACAGGCCGCAGGGTGTCCACTATGCGCTTCTCTTTCTGACCGGATGCCCAACGTTCGTCGATACCGCAGCCAGTTACCCGGCGCTTACCCGTCACCTCGTCAATGCCATTGAAGTAGTTTTGAATCAGCTTAGTTACAGCACCGGCACCCATGTTGCGCTCTACGAGCACGACGCGGACACGGAAGCGAATAACCAGCTCTACCAACTTCTCTAGGTTGTCTTCTGCGAAGCCACCACGGAAGCCACCCACCGCCAAAAGATGCACGTACGGGCCACATACACCGCCAATTGCGAATGCAAGCTCGTCACCGCCGTCAGACGCAGGGTCAACGGTCATTGTGACGTTTTGCACAGGGCAGAAGGCTTCGGAGATATGCGCCGCAAGGTGTAGCTCTGCCTTGGCTAGCGGGAACTCTTTAGGGATGTCCATGCGCAGGCGCTTGTCAGCGGCCCACGACAGACGTTCAGGAACCATGTCCCCGAAGTCGCCAAAGATCAAATCGCGCAGCTTGAGCTGTTGACGCATGGCATCGGACAGCGTAGTATCCAGCATGAACTGCAACTGAAAGCCTTCCGGCCCTTGGTCAAGCTCTTTCTTGCAAAGGTCTTCTTCGGTGTAGCGTTCCGGGTCGGTACTCCAACCACGGGAGCCATCCAGCCCGCGACCGCTGCGGCACTTGTCGCCAAGGATCGCTAGACGCTCGGTGATGCTCGGTGCGAGGTGTTCGCCGTAGCGCTCTTCCTCTTCGTGGGAAGGGAAGCGGCCCGGCCAGATACGGACCTCGTAACCCCGGCGCGGCAGGCCGTTATAGATGGACTCTCGCGTCTGCGGGGTGCCCAAGTACATGATACGACCGTGTGTCACGATTGACGAGAATTCACGGGACAGCAGGGCGATGTGTTCGCGCCCGGTGGCCGTTAGACCGTTCTTGGTTGTCTCGATGTCGTCGGGGATTAGTATGTCTGCCCGGTAGCCCTGCAACGAGCCAGTAAGGCCGAGGCAGTTAACCGATGCGGACTTATCCACGCCGCGCAGCGACCAGTGCACGTCGAACTCAAGGTCTGACGTACGGTCGCCCGCAGACTTATCAGGGCGCAGGTAATCGAGGATTTCCCACTGCATGATAAGCCGTTTCATCAGGATACCGTTCTCCTTGGCCTTGTCCTCGGCACCAGATACGAGCATCACGCGAACGCTAGGGTTTTGGGTCAGGGACCACACGCCGTACAGGCATGCGACGGTGGATTTGGCCTCGCCTCGTTGGGCTTGTACCATTTGCTCGTTGGGACCGTGTTGCATGAAGTGCGCCATATCGGCCTGCATCCACGTCAACTTGAACCCGAGGTATTCCATAGCCTCGCGGCAGAAGTCTACAAACTCAGGGTACATATCCCGCACAAGCTGGGCCTTAGCCCAACGCTGGCGATTGTCCATGTTTCTCCTTAACCGTACAGCGCCTCGATATCAGACTCCGCCAACTTGACGGACTCCAGCGCTTTCGACTGCCGCAGTTTACGGGCTTCTTGGAACTCGTTACGCAGCTTCTCCAAGTCGGCTTGGTCTGCTGGGTCGCAAGTAATGAGATTATCCTTGAGGAACTTTGCAACAGCGGCTTTATCCGCTGCGGGTACAGGGATTTCGTTGTCCCTGTACCATTTCATTTCTAACAGCATTTGCTCTGCCAGGAACTCGTGCAGCTCCCCAAGGAATGACTGTTTAGCTGCCATTCCTTGGTACTCCTTTTGTTAGGCGCGTACGTTGCCGCCAATAGATAGTGTGGCTCCGGCTGCTACAGGGAATGTAGGCGCGCCGCTGGCCGCGTAGATACGTGCCTCGTTGCCGCTGATGTGTCCGCTAACAACGGCGCCGGTGGTGAGGTTTACACCGATGAACGGAGTTACCTCGGCCGCAGTGAATGGCAGGCTCATAGTCAGATAACCTGCCCATGTACCTAGGGTGTTCACTGTTACACGCCCGTCGAAGTAGTAACGATCCTTGTCACGAGTCCACTTGAACCCCACGGCACTAACCGTACCACCTGTACCGCTAGCGGCACCGATGGTTGGCACAGAGCTACCGGTATCCACACCGGAAGTATCCCACACCACAGAGCCGTTGTTGTTCGGGCTGTTCACCCGTACAACACCGGACAATGTACCGTAGTTACACGTCTGTAGGATAGCCGTAGCACCCGCCGCGATGGCAGGGATAGCCACGTCGGCCACCTCGTTACCTGTGATAGTGGCACTCACGGCCACGAGTGTAGAACCGGAACCCAACTGCACACCGTAACCCGGCCCGGCTGTGTTACTCGTACCGGATACCCAAGCGTAGGACGCACGTACATCGACTTGCTCGGTGCCTTCCAAGCCGCAGCGGGTATTGGCACCGACCACTGTACGGTCGATACGCGCACTGCCGCCGTCCAAGTAGAACCCGGAGAGGCACAGCAACGCGACGCCATCTGTCCAGTGGGCCTTGGACGAGTCCATTACACGGTAACCCATACCACCGCAGGCCACAGCCATAGGTGCTTCACCGTACACGCTGGCGTTAGCGTCAGAGCGCAGACCGTCGCCGGTTGTGCCGCACAGACGGACCTCAGTAATAACAGCACCACCACCGGAGTTAACCAGCAGCCCGATGCTACCACCCGAGATACATGCACGTCGCAGGTTGGCGTAACCACCGTCGATTACCCATACGCCGAAGCCTTGGTTATTCGTGACAGCTAGTTTACGTCCGTTCAACAGGCAGCCGTGACCGACCATCGCCCCGCGTAGGAATCGTGTTACACCTACGTTCTCACCCAGCAGGATAGTACCCCGCAGACCGTGCTGTGTTACGTCGCCGAAAGAAGTACCGCCGCTAGATACCTCGGCAGGGATACGGCTTTGTAGCAACAGACCAACACCACCACCGGAACCGGGGCCGCACAGTACCACGTTATTAAGTTCACGTAGCGAGCCGTTTTGGTCGCACACGATACCGTCACCGGCCCCTGTCTGCTTCAACACGGTTTTGATAATACGGAACTCGTCCACAGTCACGCCGACAATTGGCGGCTTAATCGGGCATCTGTTGCGTACGGTAATAGTCGAACCCGATACGGCGGTAATCTCGTGTACACCCTCGTGGAGACAGGCGGCGGATTGTAGGATCGTGTACTTGGTGCCGTTCGTGATAGTAACGGGCATGTCCACGAGCATAGTACCTGCACCAGTAATGGTGAGGATTCTAACTAGTGCGCCGTTTACCAACAACACGTCGCCGGGGTTACCTTCACCTGCGAAGTTGGAGCCAGTACCGGTGACTGTTGCGCTAGCTACGCCACCTGTACCGATAGTACCAGCACTTGCGCGGGTGATGTAGTACGCTGGCAAGTTAGCCGTGGACTTAGTCCAGTTGCCGATAACCGTTACAGATGTGGTACTTACTGTCTGAATCTCGCGGGTTTGACCGTAAGCCGTCAACAGGTCACCGACTTTCATAAAGTCAGTTAGGGCTTTACCAGCTCCAACGGACAGGAATGTCGCTACGTTAGTACCTGCTACGATACTTACAGGGCCGACGTTAAACGACGGCGGTGCCGACAGTTCACCCTTCTGCGGGTACTCGCGCAACACGTACGACGCGGCGTTATCCCCGTTCAGTACAGGCAACGGCCCGGCGTCGAACAGCTTGGCGTAATCACCGACAGCAGCGCCGACAGTGTCCGGTACGTTGTACGTAATGGACCAGTCATTAGCGCTACCGGTGATACTCGCTACCGCTGTGGCCTTTGTCTCGGTAGGGGCTACGCCGACAACCTTAATGGTGGAGTTACGGACACCCACGCGCATCAGGTCACCCATTGCGACCGTATGTGTACCTGCCTCCAGATAGATAGTCAAGTCACCCTCTGCGCTGATGCGGTACAGTTGGGGTAACACGAACGGCGTGTCTGCTGCGGATACAGTCAGGGTTGGCACGGTGGCCGGGACGCGGACCATAGCACCAGTTGCGAGGGCGCTGCGCAGGTCCGCGTAATCGACAACACTAACCAACTCGTCTAGGCGTGCTTGCACATCGCGCGTCTTGTACCCGATCATACCGGACGTGTAGTCGGCGTTACCCGGCACCACGATGCCGGCACGTCCGTTAAAGGATGCCACACCTGCCTGCTGTACTGCCTCCAGCGCCTCGTCGGCCTTGGCGTCTGCCGCGTTCGCGGTGGTGAGCGCCTGCGTTGCCTTCGCGTCGATACCCTCGGCGATTGTCTTCGCTTGACTGGCTTGCGTGAGGGCGATACCGGCGTTGGTATTCGCGTTGTTCGCGATTGACTTGGCTTCGTTGGAGGTAAGCAGCGCGAGGTCTGCCACGTCTTCCGCAGCGTTGATACGTACCAACACCTCGTTAGCGATGTCCATTGCGGCGGTAGACACAAACGTGGCTTCCTGCGCAACGTACAACATTTGCTTATTGTTCTCGTCGATGTAACGAGGTAGGAAGGGTACGCCGTTCTGAAAGATGTGTAGCGTGGTGTACGCTAAGGTGGAGCGGTATACACGGATGATTGCGAGTGCAGGCGGCGCGGTCACGAACTCGATAGACGAGTCCGAACCGGCCAACCAAGTGAACGGGGCAGGAACCCCGTTCACGTTCGCGAAGACTTCCGACTTTTTGAGAAATACAAAATCAATGTCGTAAATCTTAGTAATACCATCCCCGACGTAAGAGTTACTTACCGGTGGGATTTGAGCCAAGTTACTCTCCTCGCCAAGCATCCAACACAGCAGCGGTGCCCGGCATTGCATTAATGAATGGGATAACCATACTCGCAGACTTGGCAATATCAGCCGAGCCGGAACGGTACTCACCCTCGTACATCTTGTTTATGCCACCCAAGGCACGGGCCGGTGCGTCCATGATCCCGGTAAGGGGGACGGACATACCGGCGCGACCGCCAGTCAGCCCGGCAATCGAAGCCGCGCCCGAGAAGAACCCGAGGCCAGCGGTGTAGCCCAACGCGCCCTTGGCAACTTTCGTTAGCCCGGCGTCGCTGGTGTCAAGCTGGCCCTTACGTGCCTCGTTCACCATTACCATTAGGAAGGTGGCCGGGTACTGGTAGGCAAGCACAGTCGCTAGGGCACCCACGCCGCTTGTGTTCAGCGTGCCGCGCAGCGTCTTGTTATGAGCAAGCGCAACGAATGATTGGAACTGCCCGAGCACTTGGCCCACGGCAGAACGGGAGAACGACGAGCCTTGACCCGGTCGCCCAAACAACAGGGCGTCGTCCATTATGCGAAGCGCGACGTTCATAGTGCTATCAATGTCGGCCTTTGCCCATCCGCCCCAATTCATGGACGTTGCGTTCTTACCATTGTATGTCGCATTATCCAACAGGGCTTGCTTAACACGCGGCCAGTCCAAATCGGGCGCGTACTCCATGATTTGCTTGAGCGCACCCGCGTCCCCTTGGGCGGCTCGGGCCAGCTTATTCAGGGCTAAGTTCGCGTTCATTCGGGCTTGGTTTGCCTGAATGTATTTCATACCGTTAAGGTACGGCACAGCCTGTTTACCCGCGTGTAGCAGGCGGTCGAACTTGGTATCCGACGAGGACAGGTTTACGTCGTGTTGGCGCTTCCACGGGCGCACGCGCACGTCCCGCGCAAGGTCAACTTGCAGCACGGTAGCCAGCTCGTCCGCTAGGTCCGGGTTCTGCTTGGCGCTGTGGAGAATCTGCTTAACGCCGGGGAACGCTTTAAAGAACGCCTTGCCGGTCTGCACGAGCCCGTGGCGCTGCGCCAGAGTGGTGTACTCTGCAACCTGCCACAACCCGGAACCGGACAGCATGGTGGCGTCAGCGATAGCCTTTACGCGCTGTGCAACCGGCCCCAAGACGTTCTGCGCCGGACGGTTCCCGGTGAAGTCGCCTATCAGCCCCTCCAGTTGGTCCATCAGTTCGTTCTGTTTCGCCAGCGGTAAGTCCTTAAGCGTCGCCATGTAGTTACGCTTCAATGCCTCCAGCTCGGCGTCGTCGCCTGCCACACCTGCTTTCGCGAGCGCAGTCCGGCCCGCCATAGACGACGTGTAGTTCTCCATTACACGGTCCAAGTCCGTGTCGATCAAGTCGGACATACGGTACGTGGTGCCGTCGGCAGTCTTGATGCTCGCGGTCATGTCGAACGACAGACGGTGCTTACCGTACTTGGTCGTCCCTTGGTCGCTCGCCTTCTGCTCAATTTTGGCCATGATGCTGTCGATCTTGGGTTGGGGCATCTTCGACGCTTCCATAGCCTCACGGATGAACTGGTTATCAGTCTTCCCGAGGCCGCCCATAAAGTCGGATCGGGTGCCGTGAGCCTTGTCCTTGACGCGCTGCAACAGGGCCGTGGCGATGGCGTCGGCTTCGTCTGCGCCTATGCCCTTGATACCGGCCAGTGCAGACTGCGCAATAAGGGCACGGGCGGTGCCTGGGTGTGCGCGTTCGATCCCTTGGATTAAGGACTCGTTCCAGCTCCGGTGGAAGTACCCCGGCTGCGCTTGGAAGTTCTCAAACCCGCGCACACCAGCGTCCCGCGCCTTCTCACCGATAGCGGCGTGGATGCGGTCGGATTCATCGGCCAGCTTCTTAACCAGTGGGTCCAAGTGCGGGTCGTGCATGACGTTCCCGAACTTCTGCCAATCATCATTGCGGCGCAGCAGCTCCTCGGCCACGCGCTTGTTCAAGTCGTCACGGGCCGTACCGTACTTACCGGACAGGTCCAGCTTACGCGAGACGAACGACCACCCCTGTTGCTCCTTGAGCCCCTGTTCTAGCAGGCCGTCATAGGATGCCATGTACCCGTCGAACTCGTTGCCGTAGCGACGCAGGAACGACGCGGCGTTGTTGTTGGTGAGGCTGGTTGTACGGCGCACAGGGTCGTCCATCAGCGGCTTAAGGACCGCTGCGGAGTCCGGGGCGGCGTACATGAGCTTGTCCGTCTCCGACGTAAAGTCGTTGATTACCTTGGCCAATCGCCCGTTGGTGCCGGGGATGTTAACTCGCCCGAGTCCGCCAAAGTTACCACCAGAGGCGATATGACTTGCGCCTGCTCCACCAAAGAGCGCCATTGCTCCACCAGTAAGGCCCGCATTAAGCACGTAGTCGAATCCGGTTGTGGAGCGTCCCGCCATGTCTGCGGCTCCAGTGAGGGACGTGCCTGCAACAGCCCCCAACGTGCCAGAGGCAAGTCGTCCAAGGGTGAGCGCCTTGCTCGCGCCGAAGGTGGCAAAATCAACAAGGAGAGTTGTCGGGTCAAGTACTCCGCTCGCAAGTGCGTATCCGCCATGACGGTTCAATATCTCCTGATTGGTGTGATGCTGCGCCAGTTGTTGCGCCAGTTCCATTTGGTCGTCGGCGTTACCTGCCCGGCCAAGGATTTCAAGGTTGGACTCGGACGCCTCGATACCCATAGAGGTAATCAGTTCTTGGGCGCGTCGGGTGCCTTGGAACGTCGGATCGTAGTCCGCGTACTGGTCGTTATAGCTCCGCTCCATTGCTTGCACAATGTACCCGGTGTATGACTCCTGCGCCGCTGCTGCGATCTTGTCGCCCAAGCTGTCCTTGGCCGTATCAAGTTCCACCTGAATCGGCTGCTCCTGAATCTTCTGGTACTGCTCGACTTTGGCGGCGTTAATCTCGCCGCCCACGTCTGCTACCGAAGCATTCAGGCCCGTAGGCTGCGCTGGGTTAAGCGCCGCCTGTAGTTCGTCCAGAGGCACCGCGTCTGCTGCCTTGACGTTCAACGAGCCTTTTGCCATGTGTCATTTACTCCGTTATGCGTGTACCCGAGAAATGCGGGGCCATACGTTTAATGAACCACTCGGTTCGTTCTGGTGTCTGCTTCGCCCAATCGCTAGAACGCACCTCAGATACAAAGGCGTTCCAGTCCTGTGTGCGGATAGCGTCCGCTGTCTTGGTATGCTTCGCCAAGCCATCAGCCCCCAATTGGAACACAGCACCACTCAAGCCTGCAAGTGCACCCGGATCACGAACACCCAATTGACGCCCAATCTGCGTACCCTGTTGCATGGCCTTGTCGGAGTCCTCGCGGAACCACTTCTCGGCCTGCTCGCGGGTGATCTTGTCACCCTCTTTCATCTGCCCGGTTACGTTACGACCGACACCCACGGCCAAGCCGTTACGGTCCTTGTACACCTCCAGTCGCAGCCCTTCCATGCCGGTAAGCTCCTTGCGGAACTCGTAGGCTTGGCGGACAGGGATACCGTAGGAGTTACCGCCGTCGACCTTGAACGGTTGCCCGCCCATGTCAATGTCCGCGCCGAAGTGCGCTTGTCGGGCTTGGTCCAGAATGCGCGCCTGCTCGTCGTTGATCTTCTTGCCGATGGCCTGTGGGTCCACTGGCGTACGTTGCAACACACGCCCGGTCGTATCAATCTGCAAGTTCTCTAGCTTCCCGGTCGCCCGGTTGAAAGAGAACGTAGACTCGAAACCGTCTGCGGCCTTCGGGTACTCTTCGGACAGTAGTTTACCGATCATGGCCTTGTTACTGGAACCGAACACCTGTTCAACCTGCACACCACGCGGCAGGATAAGCCCGCGCCGGTCCTCACCGGTAAACAGTACACCCTTCTCACCAACGGTAATAGTACGGGCCTGTACGTTAGCCACGGCCAAATCTAGCGCCGCGTCCTCGTTTAACCCCATGTTATCCCGGTTGCTCGTGATGTTCGCCAGCTCGTCGGTGAGGGCACCGGCCAATGCGACTTGATGGTACGGGTTCGCCGACAGGTTGGACTCCCCCCTAAAGAGGTTCCCGGCCTTGTTCGCGATGTTGCTGGTGGACAGTGACTCTACTTTGTCGTACAGCGACTTGCGGAACTTCTGCGTGCGCATACCCTGCTCAAGTGCATCTAGCTTAGCGAACGCATCTTTGTTAATCGCGAACTCCTTGATGGCCTGCGCAGCGGGTACGCCGTTATCCTGCTGGCGCAGCACGTACGCCATAGTCGCTTTCGTGTCCTCGGGCATAGCGCCCAGCAGCACCGCACGGGCGCCGGGGTTCTTCTGCTCGTTGATCGTCAGCGTACCTGTAACGGCGTTCAAAGTCTCCACGAGGTCGCCCGAGAGCGGTTGGCCGTCCGGGTTGGCAGCGACAGCGCGCACGGCTTGGCCGATGGTGTCGCCGAACGATTTAGGCAATTGCCCCAAGTCGAGGCCGACGGACATACCAGTCTCGATACGCTTGGGTAACGGTACGCCGTTCTTGGCTAGTTGCTTGTCCATGGCCTCGATACCCTCGGCCCCGGTGTAACCCAGCTTCGCAAGGCCGCTCAAGTCACGGTTACCCACAGCAGCCAGCAGGGCTTGTTGGTCGTCTTGGTTCGCCATGCCTTTCAGGTACGACGTACGCAGCGCCATGGCCTGCTTGGTCGTCATGCGACCGCCCAACGTCTCGTTGGTAATGTGAGCGTCCAACTCCTCGGCGGTGACGTTGCCCGTCCCCACGTTGTACTCAAACTGCGAGTTCTGCTCCACTAGCGACAGGTTGTCGGTGGCACTGGTCCGGGTACGGCTCTCCCGCATAGCAGCGTCCAACGTCTTACGGTCGTCGAATGCCATGTTGTTCAAGAACCCGCCGTCTCGCAATGTCTCGACGACGCCGCGTTGATCCGCGCCAATGAGGGCGCCGAGGTACTGCGAACTAATCTTCTCCCGCATTTCTGCCGGTAACTTCGGATTGGTCGCGAGGTCGCGGTACAGCAGCGCGGCGCGCTCGGTGTTCTGCGCGTACAGTACGTGGTCCCCGGACGAGGCCGCAAGGTCGGTGATGATTTGGTTACCTTGCGACAAGAAGCGTTTAGCGCCCTCGTCAATCGACCACTTCTGATACGCCCCGGCCTGCTTGGTAAACAGGCTGCGTTCCATAGCCTCTTGTGAGGTCATGGCCTCCAACTGCCCATGCTCGGACATACTGCTGAACTTGTCGGTGTACTTCGATGCGCGCTGCTGCACGAGCTTACCGAACTCGGTCGGGTCCATCGACTGCCCCGAGGTGGCAATCAACTCTTGCATTTCGCGGGCCATGTTCGCCTGCTCAATGCGGTAATCCTCGTCCTGATACCCGCCGTTCACGAATGGGCGGCTAAAGATATTGCCCTGTACCTCTTCCTGCGCCTGCCCGGCCATACGCGCCCGTCGGCCTTCCAAGTATGAGTTCTGTGCCTCTTGCTGAATACCCTTGCCTAGCACCTGCTGCCCCACGGACAGGAGCCCGTCGAGTGCTTGGGTAGCGATGGACGGCCCGGTGTAATCGGAGTCCTGTACCTTCCCCGGCCCGAGGTTCGTAGCCTGCGAGATACGCACGCCCTGTTGTTGTAGCTGAAATTCCTGTGTATTACGCTGAACCATACGGCTCCCCTGTTGGGCGGCGACATACCGCCCGTGGATGTTAACGCATTAATACTACGCCCGGCTAGCGCCGAACTGAAACGCCGAGGTCATGTAAGCCGAACCGGCCGTCATCAGTCCGTTTAACAGTGGGTTCTGTCGCCCGGTGTTGGGGTCCATCCAGCCGTTCAAGCTGCTTTTAGCGCCCGCAATCAAGCCTTGTAGGCGGTTGCCCAAGTCCTGCTCCTGCGCTTCGAAGTTCTGCACGGTGGATACCTTGGCCTCGTACAGCTCACGGTCGATATCGTTTAGGGTGGCGTCAACAGACGCGCCCTTAACCTGTGCCGCCGCTGCTTGTGCTTGCCCGGTGCCCTTGGCCTTGAACGCCTCTGCCTCGGCTGCGTTGAACTCCTTGGCAGCCTGTACGCGCATCTGGCCCTGTTGCACCATAAGCGAACTGACGTTCTGTGCGTTGTTTGCCAGCGTCTCAAGGTCAGCGGCGTACTTCACCTTGTTCATTGCCTTGATTTGTTTGGCTTTCTCTTTGTTGTCAATGCCGGTTTTGACGGCCGACAGAGCGGCCATCCCGGCTAACATCCAGATCATAGTTTACGCTCTTCGGAATCGTTGATGGAAGCGGAACCCGTACTCGATGTTACGTACGTTCATGTCGTAGTAATCGCTGGTAGAGAGCCGCAGTTTAGCCGTACGCATATCGACGCGAGCGGGGATAACCACCGTCTCAGTATCAGCCAGAGGCTTACCGGCGCCAAGTTGCTGCGAGTACAGGCGTAGCGGGGTGGTGTTCGTATCCGCAGTCTGTCGTACGCGGTCGCCTACGGTGTACGTGAACTCGCCTGTGTTCGCCACGGATACCCGGTACTTGTGCAGTACTGCGCGGCTGGTGGTAATCGGTACGTCCTTTGCGTCCTTGATAACCGGGCTGGTTGGCTCGGCTACGCTGGTGAACATGAACCCGATTACGTACTGGTCGCCCACCTCTGCCTCGGGCACGTCCAGATTAAGCAGTGGCCCGGCCGGGGTACTTGTGAACACCTTCTGACCTAGGTACGCATTCTGCCCGTGTGTCTTGAACGCACGGATATCTGTGCCGATAGTACCTAGTGCTGCGGGCACCACGATAACGCCCGGAGTGTGGCAAGTCGCCTCGACGTAGTAGTCCAGACGCGGCACCGTCGGGCTGATGTCACCTGCCCCACGCTGCAAGTCCAGGCGGCAGATAATGAGCTTCCCGCCTACGCCGAACAGCGTAACCAACACGTCACCCGAAAAGTACGCATCCACTACTGGGTGGGCGAACACCCACTTGTGCCATGAGCTATGTACCTTCTCCGCAGCCGACCATAGGTACTCGTGTACCAGTAGCTCGTTAGGCTCACCCGTACCGCATACCATGATGTTCGACGTGGTGCTGGACACCATGAACCGGAACGGTCCCTTGACGTATCGCGGGATATGCGAGGTCACATCATCCGCTACGTACTGGCTATCCGCGTACTGACTTGGCACCATTTCATGCGCACCTACGAACCCGAGGGAACGCGGCGCACCGAAGAATATGGACCGGCCAGCGGCGGTGGGTTCGGCGGTGGTGTCCACCTCGTACCGCGTCATGAGTGCGACGTTAGCTGTCCGGGGTGTTACGAGCGTGTTGCCCGGTACGATCCCCTGATAACGCCGGGAAAACATAACCAAGTCTTTATTGAAGTTCACGGCGAACTCATACGGGGCGGTCAAGCTACCCTGTGCCGCTACTTCAATCGGGTCATTGTCGGCCACTGCTGCCAGCGTCGAACGGAACCACCGCAGAGGGTTGTCACTCGCCGACATACAAGCGTACTCATTCGACAGGAATACCAAGCGGCCTTGGAAGGCAGCCATACCGGTGATACCGTCGGTAGCGAACTTGAGGAACGGGTTAGACTTCGCGTCACCTGCTGCCCGGCGCTCGTACGTCGGCTGGTCCAGTGTGTACGTACCGTCCGCAGGGTTCCGTACGAGGCGTAAGGGCATGTTCCCTAGGCGTTTCATGTCGGACCAATTACAGTCTTCCGTCCACACCTTACGCGCATCGTCGTACCGGTAGAACGTCTTCACGTTCGACGCACCCACACCGATGATATAGCCGTTCATGTCCGCAGGTAAACGTGCCGGGAGTTCCGCCGCATCGCGGATACTGGACGCGTTACTGGTCCGCATATAGTTCGAGCCACTCACGGTGGATACGGTGAGCTTCCACCCGGTATCCGGTGCCACGAGTCGCCCGTATGCACCGACACCGGTTAATGTAACACCGGTAGCGGCGTGTGTGCTGGCCCACAGTGACACTAGCTGCGTCATGATGTAATCCGGGGTGGCTTGGGAGGACTGGCCCGCTACCGAACCATCCGGGGTGGTGAACGTCACGTCATATGCCGTGCCTGTAACTTGGTTGGTTACGGTCAAGGTGTACGCCTTGGCGAACGCTCCGGTTACGACGTACGCGTAACCACGCAGCTCCGGGTTAGGCATGGTGGCCTTCTCCGGGGCGTCGTCCATCGTGACTTTCTCGCCTACGTTGCAGATGAACACCGCGTCATTCAATGTGACGAGTCGTAGGTTACGGGCGATTGCGGATTTAAGGTATGCGTGCGTGAACGTCCCAAGAACCGTACCGCTGTTCTCTTCGACCACCTTTAACGTACCGTCACCGCCAGAGTCCACGATAACGGATACAGCCACGCCGCCCATGTCCGTGTTGTACTGGCGCACCTGTCCGATGGTAGTGTACGCGCCTAGGTCGGCGATCATACCCACGGAGGCACGCCGACGCAATCCGGCCACAAGGTCGGATGTCATGTTGATTTGTTCTTCCAGTTGACCGGGTAACCGGGCCTCTGGTGCCTGCTGGCTCACACCAAACAGTAAGTTGGGGTACGCGCTTTCGTTATAGGCCATATCAAGTCCTTAGGGATTGACGCCACCGTTGCACTTGCTTACGCTGGCGGCTGTTCTGTTTACGGCTAACCGTGTGGTCACCGTTCATCTGTTCCACGAACTCGACGACGCGGGCCGCCAAGTCCTTAGACACATCGTCCGGCCCAACGTCGGCCACGTACGTGTCGTACGCAGCGGTGTACGCAACGGCGTACTGTGCCACTTGGTTCAACTCTTCGAACGGGATGTCGATAATCAGTCGCCCCGGCACGGGGGCGTTCACGAATAGCGAGCCGGTATCAGTCATGCGGACACCACGGCCCACCCAAGTGTGTTGGTCGTCTGCCGGGAAGAACTTCAAACAGTCGGCGGGTACTTTGACCTTGCCATCAGTGTCCGGCTGTAGGGTGTGCTCGTAGAACGTGTTGAACCAGTACCCCTCGGACAACAGGCGCACGCGTGCCTCCTCCAGCGCTGCGAGTGCAAGCGGGATGGTGCTGTACTGTTCGTCTACACTGGTTACTGGAATCTCCCCGATCTTACGCAGGATCAAGTTTACCGCTTCTAACAGGGTCATAAAACCTCCAGACCAAAAAAAGCCCACCCACCGTGTTAGGGTGAGTGGGCTAAGGGTTTACGGGGAGACGGTCACGTCAACAACCGCAGCAGCATCCGGGCGACGCTGGCCGATGTTGTAGGACTGGTAGGTGTCCAGCACCCACGAGAATTCGCGCTTGTCTTCCCAATAGTCGCCGGTCAGTGCGTGCACTTGAGCGGTAACGAGGGTCAGCGAAGGGATGATGGTAATCATCCGGCGACGAGCCTGCGCGGCGGTCATGTTGAACGCCGAACCCAGCGGGTTGTCGGTGATGGCCGCAGTAACGACACGCGGAGTCTCGACGAGGCGTACACCGTTCAGGATTGCGATACGGGACCGGGCGTAGTCGTTCACGCCGCCGAGTGCTTGATACTCCACGTTCGTCAGTTTCTTGTGTTCCAGCAGGATCGTGAAGATACCCGGATCGACGTAAGTGACGCCCTCTGCGTACACGCGGTCGCCGAGGTCGCGCAGAATCAGCTTCTCGATACCCTTACGGTGGGCACGTACCAGAATGTCGGCGTCAGCTTCACCGGAAGCGGCAGTACCAGCGATGGTCGCGGTTTCCAGAATACCGGCGTTGAACGAACCTTCCAGACCGGCTGGTGGGGTGAAGTCGGCGCACTTGGCAGCTTGGATCAGGCACGCTTGGTCGAACTGCTTCGCGAGTTCGGTGCCGTCGAGTTCCGCGATTTCCTTGCGGTATTGCAGGTCGGTGGTCCAGTCGTCGAACTTGTCGAACTCGTGGCGCAGGTACAGCACGGTGTCCACGGTAATGTTGAACTTGTCGTTTACGACCTTCGACGCGTTCAGCGGTTGGCCGGTCTTACGACCGCCGACCTTCACGTTACCGAAGCGGTCGATACGTGCGGTGTTGGTGCCGCGCAGGTTGCGAATGTTCATGACATTAGCCATCTGCGAAGAGTACGCGAACGTCTTGTCCACGATACCCAAGTGCTCTTCGATGTGGATATCCACGTCAGAGTTAGGGCCGCCCCACTGTGGACGAGTCAAATCGGTCAATACAGTCATTGTATATCCTTAGTGCGAATTGAGGGAGGTGTTACGGTTACAGACCTTGCGAGATACCCAACTGGCGCAGACCGCGCAGACGGGTGTACTCGGCGTCGCTGATGTTGCGGACACTGATAGCGGCGATGTAGTCCGCTTTGTTCATGCCTTGTTGCGTGGATGGTTGACCGAGGGCCGGGGCGTTGTGTTGAATGGCACCGCCCGCCTGCACAGCAAATTGGATAATCTGCTTAGCCGCGTGCTCTACCTTGTGACGTACGCCCGAGTCCAGAAGCTCGGCGATAATCGCTCGCTCTTCCTTGCTGGCGCGCTCGTTGTACACAGACATAGCCGCGTCCCAATTCTGCTCGCTACCGGCCAGTGTATGGACGGCGGATACAGTCTGTTCTGCATACTGGTTCGTGTACGCCAAGACACCTTCAGCGGTCTTGATTACTGCGTCGGCCTTGTCGCCGAGGACATCGCGCAGGTACGCCCGGTCGATGAAGCGAGAATCGCCCTCTTCCGCTGCGACACCGAAGGCGCGCATGATGTCCACTTTACCTTCGACGCAAATACCGTCGAGGTACGACACCGCCGCAGACAAGTTAGGGTCTTGCGACAACTCGCCGACCAGCTCGTTAACAGAGCCGTTCTGTACAGGCTCCGTCTTGGGCTCTTCCTTGGGAACTTCCACGGGAGCAAGCGGCGCTGGCACCGGCTCTTGTGGCGCTGCTGGGGCAGGCGTTGGGGCAGGTTCGGCGGGTTGCTGGCTTACGTGGGACAGCATCGGATTAACCGGTGCGGGTTCTTGCACTGCTGGCGCTGGGGCCGGTGCAGGAGTTACAGGCGGAGCTTCAACCGGACCGCGATCCACTGGTGGGACATACGGCGCTGGAGCCGGGGCCGGTGCTGGCGTAGGAGCCGGGGCACTGGTCGCAGCAGCAACCCGGCCCTGTAGGCCGGCAGGTAGGTTCTGTACGTTCTGAGTTGTCATTTGTTACCCTAGTGCTTGGATGTTCTGCGAGACTTGTCCCGCCATTACGGCCTGCTGGTCCATGAGGGCAGCACTGGCCTGTTGTTGACGCGCTGCGGCCTCTTCCTTGGCCTTCGCCTCTGCTGCCATGACCTCAGGGTCTTTGAACAGCTTCGACACATCCACCGACCGGGAGTTATAGAACAGGTCCATTAACTTCTGAGGGTCCATCCGGTTGTCCAGTTGCGCTAACGCAGGGACGACGGCGGCTGCTTCTTGGGTTGCTGCCAAAAGGTTCTGCACGGCGACGGCGCGAGACAGAGCTTGCGTGCCTGTGATTACCGACGGCTTGTACAGCTTGTTCACTAACCCCAGCATCAACTGTGGGGACACCTCGGCCATCGTGAGATAAGCTAGTGGCGTTTGCAGGGACTCGGCCAGGAGCGAGTACACGCCTCCTAGTGCTGCCTCTGCCTCACGGGCTAACGCTCGGATTTCCTCGGCGGTGACACGTTCTGCGTTTCGGGTGTTGCCGGTGTACATGAAAGCTTGGCTCAGCCTAGAGATAACCTCTCCCAAGGACTCACGAACCGCCGCGATCTTGTTGTAGTCACCGCGTTCATACGATGTAATCGCTGCTGTCTTGCCGCGTACGTAGTCGCCGGTGTCGGCTTCTTGGTACTCGTCAATGACACCACCCGCTGCCTCGTCTACGACGTTCAGGAGTGACAGCGCCTCTAGCTCGTACAAACCTAACTGCTCAGACACAAGACTCAGCTTCGCAAAATCACCGGTAAAGTCTTCGACCAGCCCTGTACCGTAATGCGAACCATCGTCAAGGTTCCAAGTTGCCAGAATCCACGGCGAGAGGTGTTCAGGGTAAGACGATTCAGGACCGACACGAATGCCGTCTACCTCGTTCCATACCACCACTCGGGGATTGATAGCGCCCGGTTGTTTCTCTATCACGGTGAAGTAATCCACCTGCGAGTCCGGGCGCATGCGCCCCGGATTCTTGGCCTGATAGTCGGCCTGTACTTGTTGCGGTAGCTCGTCGAACTGAAACGCTTGCTTGAGGACAATACAACGCCACTCACCTGTCGAAGTACGACGAACCACAAACGACCGCAGCGACCAGATTACAAACTTGGCGGTGACTGGGTCACGATAAGCCAAGCCGTTGCCGGTCACGATTAATAACTTAATGAGGCGGGTCAGCTTGGCAAGAGCGCCGTTTAAGAACAGTCGTTCCGCTGCCTCGCGGTCAATAGCTGCGAGCATACTCGCTAGCTGCTGGTCGTCTACGCCTTTCGCGTCGGCTGCCTTCTGCAACCCTTCCGTTATCTGGTTCTTGAAGAACGGGATACCGGTAGGGAACAGAGCGGCGACCAATTTGGAAGACAGGTTGTTCAGGAACACGGCGCCCACAGATTGGAAGTCGTGTTCTAACTGCTGTGGCCCTTTCTTTAAAGGATCAACGAATACAGTAGGGTTCGTAAACCGTGCGAAGTTCTCGCACTTACGGATTACGTTCTCGTCCCGGTACTGCTCCCACAATTGCGACGCGGTTGGCTTTCTCATTAAACGTTAAGCCCCAACGAGGAAGCAACGCCACCCACTGGCTTTTTCTTCTTGCCGTCCTTTGCGCCAGTGGACAGGCTGTTAGCCGTGCCACCAATTTCAGTATCAGGAACGTTCTCGATAGCCAAATCAACGTTCGCGTTCCGGTTACTCGACTGTAACTGTTGCGCGTTATCGTCCATCGTCTGCCGCAGGTTCTCCAGCAATTGCTGTTGCTGTCGCTGCGCCTCTGACTGTGCAGCCTTTGCGCCGCTCCAGTCCGTACCTAGGAACTGGTCGGACAAACCGTCAACGTAGGGGTTCAGAACACCAGCGCCCAATGGGTCGAACTTCTCGGTGATCTTTTTGGCCTTGTTAATCAGCTTCTTTACTTTCTTGCCCATAGGCTCGCACTCTCCGATAAATCGTCGTGTACTGCCCAACACCCTGACGGTGGGTATATGCCACAATCGGCAGACCTTGAAATACGGCCTCACGAAAAGCGGCACGAATGAACTTGCGTCCGATAGCGCCACGGTACTCAGGTAGTACGTAATTCCACATGACGGTAAGGCATGGCCCAACGTGCATATCCTCGTCAGGAACAAGGACAGTACACGCCACCAGCTTACCGTCGTCCATCGCCAGAAGCTCCACCCGTGGGTGTGGCTCCGTGGCTTCACGCATTCTGCGCAGGCCATCGCCCAAGGACGAACACCAGCACAGCTCTGGACACTCTACCATTGCATGTCGCAATAAGCCGACAGCGTAGGTAGGAGCGCCAGAGGGGAGTCGAACCGTCAACGTATTAACGGTCATGACGTAACCTGCTAGGGGCAAAACCGATATTCTTCTGCACAGTAGCTAACACAGACTGTTCACCACCACTGTACATAAGCTGTCTATCGGTATTACTAGGATGTACGTCTAGCTTGGGATGTACTTTAGCCAGATACTCGTACTGTTCACTTGTAAACTTAGGTACAGAAAGACTTTTCTTTTCTTGCTCTCTCACCCCTTACCCCTCTCTCTCGGTACTGTATCTACCATTGTATGTCGCATTAAGAATTACCCTCTTGACCTAGCAAAAGAAGAACTCAGAATGTTCAATACCGGCAAGGTCTAAACTACCTGTACCATTGTATGTCGCATTAACCCCAAGCTGTCTTGCTAGGTCGTTCAAGTGGTCTTTACCGCTGTACATATGAATGAACGCCAAACGGATATGCCGCTGCATCGCGTCAACGTCGCACGGGTGCGTCCCAAACGAGTCGTGAATACAGACCATCGCCAGCCCGTCGTGTTCCATACGCAGCGCCGTGAAGCCCAAGTGCGCAGCATCGAGGCTGTGTACAAAGTTCGGTGCAATGGCGTTCTGCATCCGCTGGGGCTTGGTCACGTCGAGTTGCTTGTACATCACGACCTTAGTAATCCCACACGAGCGCATGTCCACGCGGGTTTGCTCTTGGTCCGGGTAGTCGTGGTTAACGAACATCCCGATTGGCGTACAGTACTGCGCCGGGCTCTCGCGATCCAGCTCGCGCATCAACTCCTTCAACCACCGCATGGCCTCGGCTGCCTTGGGCACCGTCTCTTCAATCGCCTTGAATATCAAGGTGGTGAGGTATCCCGCCATCTTACCGGCAGTCACTCCGCGCTCTTTGCTATCCCACGAATGCTCGTCCATGAGGTGGGCCATGATACCGCCCGATACGGACATATGCGTGGCCCCGTACACGTACGTCATGACCGGCGACTTCGCCATGTCCCGCGTTACACCAATCTCCAGCCAGTACCGCGCCGAGACGTTACCGCCTGCTGCGTCGGCCTTCGCCTTCGCCAGTACCAAGTCAGCAACACGGCGATAGATATCCGCCTTGTGTGTGCCGCCCGGTGTGAGGTTCACGTACTGCCCGCCAATCTCGTCGCGCAGCATAGCCGAGAAGTGCTGCAAGCCCGAGCAAGTGGCGTCCATGTGCACAGGTACACCAGACAAGTACGTCTTGTGGTTACCGCTGTCGTAGGCTGCTTTGAGGTCGATACAGGCGGCGATAGCGCAGAACGGGCTGTCGGCCTGCTGAAAGATGTTAGACACCTCAGGCGCGGCCAGAGCGTCGCACAGCTCCAACCAATGGTCGCGGGTCCACTTCGCCCGCTCCTCCATCTGGGGCTTGTCCACGCCGAAGCAGTTCGCAATGTGCACCTGCAACCAGAACGCACCACGCTCCCCTAGGGGCTTCTTACGGGCGAACTGTATCACAGCCTTGGCAGCGTCGCTCCCCTGCGGGTTCGGCGTGCCTCGGTAGTACCAGCGGCCCCGCGAGTCGATGAACACCGGGAAGTACGAATCGAACTCGCTGCACCGTCCCACGTTACGGACAAAGCTCGCCATTTCCCACACAGCCGAACGGTGGACAAGACGCTGTTCGTGCCACTCCACCATCCGCCGCTTCCAGAGAAAGAACTGCTCTAGCTCCTCCTCGCTGGCGTTGTCGCGCTTCCAGTCGTCACCAAAGGGGAACCCCGGCTTAACCGGTGGGTTCACCGACGGCATACCCAGCGCCCCACCCCCGGCCTGCCACACACGTTGTACGTGGCGGAACACTTCCGGGTTCATGCGGTACGGGATCGACTGTAAGTAGTTCGCAATCTGATACACCTGCGGCATGTTCTGGCGGCTGCACGCCTCTCTGTACGCCTTGGTACGCCCTCTACGCACCTTCCGGGTGTTAATCAGCGGGAAGCGCATTTGCCGGCGTTCTGTGAGGAATCCGCCGCCTGTCGTGGCCTCCCACGGCAGTGGTGGCACCAGCATAATACAGTCGGTCGGCGAGGCAAAGCGCTGCATATCGGTACTATCCAGTAGGAAGTCCCGTACGGGCTCTGTAAGCACGTACTCGACGAGGTGGCCCCGCTTGTTGGTCCCTCGCTTTATCTCCACCAAACCGGCGTCCATACAGCCTTGTAGCCCGTGCTTGCCTAGGTGGGCAAGCTCAGTCTCCCCCAACTGGTCGTCGTACAGTCCGTCTAGTACGTTCTTGACGACGCGGCTAAGCGTCTTCTTGATGTGCACCGGGCTGGATACGTTCGCCTTGGACAGCCTGCGCATGGCCTCGGCGTAGTACTCAGGGTTGACGCTCTCGGCGTCCCGCACCTGAATCTCGCGTACCCACTCCCGCCCGATATTCACCGTAAGCGTCTGGAACGTCGTGTACGTGGTGTGGTCCTGCAACACCTTGGCTAAGGTAGTCCGCAGGGCGATCACCGCTGCAACGTCCGCAGGGATGCGCCGTAGCCACCCCTTGAGGTGGGCACCCTGCCCCCGTGCGGTCTTCTGCTGCTCGCCTTCGATATGCGCCTTAACCGCCCCGAACATACGGGCTATCAAGGCGTTGCCGCGTGGCAGCTTGTCGATGTCACCACGCGCTACAATCTCGGCGTGTTCCTTGATGGCGTTTGCGGTAGCCGCGTGGTCGGCGGATACCTCCAGTTCGATTTGTTGGGCGGTTAAATCCACGGGTATTCCTTAGAACGCTGCGTCGTAATCGGCTTCAATGTCGCCCATTTGAATGATACTGATGTCACCGTTTTGCAGCGCCTCGTGGGCGAGCTTGACGGTCAAGTCGGCTTCCGCTTGGTTGCCGGTGTCGATTGCTGCGGTCAGGTCGTTGGACAGTTGAGCGTATACGGTACGTTTGGTCATGGTGTTTACTCGTTAATAGTTGGTTGGGTTTGTTTGAGTTCGCGCAACTTGATCTCAAGTTTTGCGAGTACGTTCCACGCCTCATGGACGTAGTGGTGCAAGCCCGACTCTTTGTCGTGGCTGTCACCCATATGGACTTCCATCTGGTGACGGAAGGCGGCGCCAGTGTACGCACGTTCGGCGTCCGGCACCAGTAGCCAGTCGTCCAGCTTGTAGCCTTTCTTCTGCGCCCATGTCATGAGCTTGGCAACTTCAATGAGGGCATGAGGCATCGCCATAATTACCAAGTCGGTGCGGACCTTCTCGTTCTTCCGGCCCTCTGGTGTTGATACGAACCCCTCGGGCGCCTTGAATTCTTTTTGCATACGTTCCCCGTAGGCGGCGCCCGAAGGCGCCACCTTGTTTAGTTGCTCAATGTCGCCTTGCGAACGGCGGTTGTGTTGCGAGTGTAGCGCCCACGGCTCCAGCCTTGGCAGCCTTGGCACTGGTACAGCTCGTACTTGCCGGATTGGGTGTAGCTGAACCCGTCTTGTTTCAGGTCGTGCGAGCCGCATTTAGGGCAAGCGCGCTTCTCGCTGTCGGTGTACACAGCCACGTTAGGGTGGCCGACGTACCACGGACGCAACTTGACGTACAGTTCTTCCATCGACGTAACGTCGGGGATATTGTAATCCCGCATTTCGTCCCATGCTTCCGGGTTGCCTTTCATGCACTCGGCCCACAGCATAAAGCCGGGGAACTTGGCGTGCTTGCTCTTGCTCGTTTCGGTAAGGCCAGCCGTTTCGCCGGTCATCCACTCCAGCTTGTTGCTGGTGAACATGAACTGTTGGCGAGCCATCAGCAGTGTGTCAATCACCTTGTACGGTCGCGGCGGCGGGAAGCCTGCCATAATCAGACGCGCCTGAATCTTGGGCATGTCGAACCGCTTGCCGTTCTGGCCGATGATGATATCTGCTTCATTCAGCAAATCCCACAACGGTTGCATCAGCGACGAATCGTCGTGCGGTGTTTCGCGAATGTCCTTGTAGATGATTTCAGGTTCGCCGAACCACTTCGCACAGAACGAGAGAATGTTCCACTCGCGGGCAATCTGGTTCAAGCCAACGTTCTGCTTCCAGAGCGACCACACGTACGCCATGACCGGCGCCGTCTCGATGTCGATCAACAGGATACGCGGGCCGTCCTGCTTCGCCTTGGCCTTCTTACGGGCTTTCGGTTCGAACAGGCCGAGGTCAATACACCACGCTCGGGCCAACTGTCGGGACACCTCGACACCGCGCGCCGAGTGCTCCAGACGGCGAGCGATAGAGCGGAACTTACCGGGCGACAGCTCGTAAGCTGCCTTGATTACTGCGTCGGGGAAATGGGAACGGATAGGGGATTGCTTGTTCATACAGTACCTTTGAAAGACATAGTTTTAACGCGTACCGTTGCGCGGCGGGCCGCTGCGGCTTCATTACGCTTGACGCGGGCGGCTGCTGCCTTTTCCTCAGGCGTCTTGTGGCTTGGGTACATATACCCGGTCCCCGGACGCTTGTAGTACTCCAGCAGGTTCTCTAGCCAAGGCACGATCAAATCGTAACTCATACCCTTTGCGCCCCACCGCCCGGCAGCGTTTGCCACTTTGCCTTCTGCGGCGTTGCAACTTCGATGCAGGACACCCCGCACCTCTCCCGACTCGTGGTCGTGATCCACGCAGCCTTCCTTGGCTGTGGACATATCAATGGGCTTTTGACACAGAAGACACAAGCCGCCTTGATCCTTCAGAATCTTGATGGTCATTGCCTTCATGTTGGTGCGTGGGATCTTTTTAAGAATCTTCGTCGTCTCGGTCACGAGCCTGTTCCTCCTTTTCTTTGAGCCGGATTTCTATTACCTGTTGGTGGTAGCCGTGCAGGTCGTCCATCCATTGCCGCAGATGCGGGAGTAAGTCCAGCTCTGTTAAGTACCGGTACGCGCTGTCCTGTTGGCCCCGGCGCAACCACATCATTTCCGCCTCTGCCAGTGGGTTCTGTCCCGACCGGCCATAAGCTGCGAGTACAGCATTGGCTGCCTCGCTCTCGCAGTTGATCCCCTGTAGGAAGTCCAGCGCGCCACGTTCGGCGATGTTCTTACCGTCCAGTCGATCCAACCCGCGCACACGGTCGGCACCATCGCCCATGAGCATCTGCGCCCAAAAGAACTTAGTACCGTGCCCTACCACCTTGAGCTTACCGGCAGGCGTGAAGTCCTCACCGATCCAACCAAAACGGTTGTCGATAAAGTCCGTCGTACCTGTCTTGAGTTCGAAGTACGGGCCGGGTGTTAGCCGCATGTCCTTGTCCTCGGACCAGACCACAGCGTTATCCCCGAGGCGTACGGCGTCCATGATAATGCCGTCGTCCGCTTCCCAAAAGTTATGCAGCTCGCACCACCACTCGGGTGGTAACTCGCCGTTCTCTCGTTGGAGCGAATCGTACACAGCTTGGCGCAGCGGCTCAAGTAAAGGTGGTTTAGGCGAACCGCCCCGCTTGTCTTGGTAACCCCAAAACGTTGGGTACAGCGCCCGGTTCGCCTTCTTGCTCCCCTTGGCGGTGAGGTGTATCCGAACATCCGAACAGTTCGTCAAGTACTGAATCTCCAGCACAATCTGTACGAACTTTCGTATGGCAGTCGGCAGGGTCTTGGCCGTGGTGCAGGCCCGATAACACGGGCCGTCACCGTCAAGAATCAACGTTCTTGAACCTGCTGGCTTCGGATCGAATTGAGCGGGCAAGCCGCTCAAGTCTCGACCTCTCCAGACCATCACAGGCCGGGAATACCCGCTACCGCAGGCAGGGCAGGCATGTTAGGCAGGCCAGCCGGTGCAGTGATAGGGGCAACCGCAGGAGCCACGACAGGCGTGCCGCCGTCGAATGGTACGTCAGGCAGGGTCGAAGGTACAGCCGGAACCGCAGGAACGCTTGGGACGTTCGGTACAGCCGGTACGTTGCCTGCCGCTGGGGTAGCCTCGTCCGGGTCTTCGTCACCCTCCACGCCGCCGCCGAAGTCCGGCAGGGCGCCACCGAGCATCTGTTCCAGCATAGAGCCACGGAAGTTCAACGCCTCCAGGCACTTCGCTTGCAGGAAGTTTTTAGACTTCCCTTGGTCGTTCTGGCCGTCGATGAACAGGCTATCCCAATCCTCTTGGGTTGGGCTGTCCCACAGGAACATCTGATAGGCGTCTTCCGGCGCCTCGGGGATGCCATAGGGCTGCTTAGTCATTGGGCAGTGTGGCGGCAGAATGCCCTTCCAGTCGATCTCGTTGTACGGCTTGCTGTCGGCCTTGGTGCCCTTCTTCACGAGGATAGGGACCAAGAACGCGTCGCCGATGAACTGTGCGAAGTTCTTGGCAAGCCCCTTGTAGTTCAACTTGTCGAAAGCAATCTTGCTCTTCGACTTCTCGTTGTTACCCAGCTTCATGTCGAAGCTATTCAAGATCGCAGGCACCGCCACACCGTCTTTCATGGTGTGATACTGGTTACCCTCTTGGCCGGGGTTGCTCGGGTCCGCGTCACCCCACAGGGCGAAGCCGATACGGACCACAGGCGTAGGCTGCTTCACCTGCCCTTGGTACTCGTTCTTGTGGTTACCGAACTCGATGTATCGTACCAGACGACCGTACGCCATACCGGCAGGCAGCAGGCGACGACCGGCCCCGCCCTTGCTGACTTCGCTCATGTCGATTTGAGTAACGGCTGCGTTCTGCGCGGCCAGTGCTTGCATACGTTGAACGCGGGTCATAGTTGCTTGAGTCATGCTTTCTACCTTACTGGATTACGGATTTGGAGTACATGCTAGGACCGGCCTCGGCGACTGCCGGGAACGGAACGTGGCTGATGTTGTAGCCCAGCTCACGGGACATATAGAGCGGTGCGTCCTCCAAGATTGCTTTCGCCGCCAAGCCGACTTCGCGGAACACGTCTTTATGACAGTCGAAGTACAGGGCGTCGTGTACGTTGTTGATGATGAAAAACTTCTTGAGGAATTCCGGGTGCTGGATAGCCCAACGCATGACGCGACCGGCAGAGAGGGTCATTAAGAACCCGGCCTCACCTTGGCACCAGTAGTTGGCAATCTGCGTCGGCTTGTAGTCCAGTTCACGGCGGCGCGTATCCGCGTTCCACACATCGAACTGGCGGAAGCTGTAGCACGTCCCACCGTCGGCCTGATACCAGCCGCGACGGTACACGCGGAAGTTACCCACGTCGTCCTGCTCCCGGCACAAACCGCGCTGGCTATTACCCGTCTTCACGACCTCGGCCCGCACAACATCACGGAACGCAATCGCACGCGGGAACAGGCGCGCTTCGGCTGCTAGGAACTCTTCGGCGTACTCCAGACTCACACCGGTAGCGAATGCAATACCATGCGCCGAGGCGCCGTACTGCGCAGCAAACGACGGCGGCTTGATGTCCGTCCGCATCTGCTTGTACGCCTTGTGTTCCGGGTGTTCCTTGTTGGTCGCCTTCTCCAGCACCGACTCGTACGACTCCTTGAGCTTCGCAGCCAGTCGCAGACAGTGCATGTCGTCGCCGTCGATCAAGTGCTTAAGTAGCGCTTGGTCCCCGGACAACGCGGCCAACATCACGACTTCCAGCGCCGTATAGTCCACCTCGATGATTACGCCGTCATCGCCAAAGCGGGACGTAAACATTTCCTTCACCTTCGACGTACCGTCACGCGGCAAGTTTTGCAGGTTCGGGTTACTGGACGACAGGCGTCCGGTCGTGGTGGCAGCGATGTTTAAGCTGTGGTGGATAATGCCGTCGTCGCCAACGTACTGCAACATCCCTTTCGTCTTCTTGATAGAGCCGTCAGGGTTGTACTCGTGGCTGATGTAGTACGTGCCGTTGTCCTTGTCGAGTTGCGCCTTACGGTTAAGGAGCTTACCCGCCGCGAAGCCGTGAACGGCCAACGCTTCCAGAACCTCTTTGCCGGTGGAGTACACAGGCGTACCGCAAGGCAGAAACCGCTTACCGACGTACTCGCCGTTGCGCCGTGCGTTCGGGTCAAAGGCGAACTTGTCCGCCAGTACCTTTGGCATCTTGTCCTGTGGCAACAGGCCGGGGAACTTGAACGTGGTGTCCGCCCACTTGGTCTGAGGCTTCGCCGTTACGACCTTGTGTAACTTCAACTGTCCCTTGTTCTTACCCGCGCTATAGCGGTCAACATTGCCGTACCGCTCCACGTAATGCGCGAACAACTCAGCACCGTCCTCGGTATCGAAGTCACTGGCTGTAATGTACTTATCCGCGCCACCCTTATCAAAAAGGTAACAATCGACCTTCTCGTACATGACGTTACCGTCTGCATCGGTACGCGGTACACGCTGCTGGTACTTCACCTCGCCACCGAACAGCAGCGCGGACATATGGAAGTCCGAGCCCCAGTTCCACTCGAAAGTATCGGGGAGTACAGGCAGCAGACTCTCAATCTGCTTGTTGATCCCCTCCAGCTCTTGCAGTTGCTCGGCGTGGTTCTTCTGCGCTACCTGCTGGTTCACGTACAGGCCAGCAGCTTCACAGAACGCGAAGCATACCATGCCCTCGCAGCGCTCAAGAAACATTCGCCACATACCTTCCGCCACCAACTTCTGCATTTGGCCGAAGAACACGCGGGTGGTGTTGTCGATGTCGCCGCTCGGTCCCATCAGGTATTCGTGCAACAGCGCCGGGTCAATGTCGGCGGTGAGTACACCCCGCTCCCATTCCAGCTTCACGGCGTCCACCTTCGCAGTACCGCCGTACTTCTGTGCCACCTCGTTCAACGCGGGATACGTCCACGTCTGATGGCTAAGCAGGTACTCGGCCAACTGCGTACACACCACACGACCGCCGCGCTTGAGGAAGCGCAGCAGCTCCGGCTGGTAACGGGTGATGAACCACGACAGCTCGTACATGGCGTTGTGCGCCACCAACATGTCTACCCCGTCGAGGTTGAACCAGTCGGCGGCGTCCGCTGCTTCCCGGCTCTCGAAACGGTGGCACACACGTTCGGCGGGTTGATTGTCCACATAGTCTTGCCAACCTGCAAGGACGATGTAGTTAGCTGGACAGTGCGCAGAAGCGACCGCGCCTAGGTACGGGTGGTTCTGCGTTTCCAAATCGAGGATACGGATACGCATTTTAATGTCCCTTGAGGAATCGACGCAGGCGCCGCACGGCCTCCCGATAGCTGCGGGTCTGTACCCACACATGGGTGTCAGTTGTGTAGTCGTGCATGGACATGCGCCCGGATTCGAAAGCGCTACCGCTACGGGACCAATCCGCCCGTTTACCTGTGGTATGCGGGAACCCGTCCCGCTTATCTACGATGGTGAATGTCAAAGTGCAGCCCTCATAATGATATCGTTAACTTCCCGTGCAACGAGGCGCGGGAACTCAGTACGGATGTAATCCTTGTAGAACCCGCCGTCGTGGCCCATGAACATATAGATGTCAAAGGCACTACCGTACCGGTACTCCCGCTGGCGGTGCCGGATACGCACCTCGATACGTAGGTCAAACATCGCAGGGTCTTGCCACACGTCCACCTTAACGCCGTCGTACAGGGCGCCAAGCTGCGCCCCGGTGCTATGCATGATCGCGTCCCGCAGCATTTCAGGGCAGGTCGTTACACGGAAGCGGCTCACGACTTCACCCCCGGCGCGGACTCAAGGTCACGGAAGCGGTTAAAGGTCGGGTGCCGCAGGCTGCCCGCTGGGGTCAGTTCCATTGCCTTGATTTCAACGTATCGCCCGATGTAGCCGCCGCGCTCCCCTTGTGGGTGCGTCGGGTCCGTGAATACTTCCATCTGCTCTTGTGTCAGGCCGGTAACGTTCACCTCTACACCGCTCTCCAGCTTGACGCGGAAGCCGACGATTTTACCGGCGTTCGCCTTGTCCTCGTCGCCCCACACGTAACCAGTGACAACGCCGTCACCCTCCCAACCCGGTGCGAAGTCAGCACCGCAGCCCGGCTTGACCTTCCATGCGCCCGACACCTTGCCGTTCTTGATTGTACACGCCGGGTCTTTGACCACCAGACCTTCGAAGCCCATACCGCGTACGGTGGCGTAGTGCTCGGCGATCATCGACAGACTGGACAACTTCGCCAGTGATTCAGAGACAACTAGCGCGTTCGATTTCATGGCAACGTGTACCGGGAAGCGACCGACGATACCGGCGTAGCGTGCTTCAAAACCGGCATGGAGTTCGCCGGTGTACTCGTTGCGCAAATGCGCTTGGGTGACGATATCGAGGACTACGAACTGCGGGACGTACTCGGCCAACACCTCGTCGCGGCGCAGGATACCGCAGCCGGTTTGGAAGTCCACGCCCAGCAACACCACTTCACAATCGAGTACGTGGTAGTCCGCCAGATTGAACTGCGAGCGCCAACGCTTCTCGAAGTACTCGGCGTAGTTCGCCAGTGATGGAATCTCGATACCAGAACGGGTCAGGAAATGCACCTTGCCGTCCACCTGCAAGACGTGGCAGCGCATGCCGTCAACCTTGACACCTGCGAGTACATAGCCCCGCTCGGCGATCACCTTGGCGATTGCCTTCTCGTTCCAGTCCACAGCACGGTGCGGCTTTACTGCCATGAAACGCGGTTTAGTCTTACTCAATTTTGGTACTCCACTTGACCGTCTCGGAATTGGCAATTAGCGCCGTCAAACACGACTTCGCCCATGCAATGGGATTGCTTGCCACTCATGGCAAACTTGTTCTTAGGTGTACTCAGTCCGCGCAAGCTCTGTGCCCGCGCATCGTTTAGCGCACCCATCATCAGGATGATATCCGTAGCGCCCTGAATACCCGTGCGGGAATCCTTCAACGCGTTGTACGGCGGGTACAGTTGGGCGTCGCCCAAGTCGGAGATTTGAACCGTACCGAAGCTGATAAAGTCGTGACGTACAGACATTTCACGAATCTGAATCCACTTCTCCTCGACCTCGTCCGCTTTGTTCCCACTGCCACCGGCACCGGGTAAGCGGAAGTTCGCCACCATGTCGAAGCAGACAATGGCAGGCTTCACCGCTTCAATGACTTGCTCCAGCTCCGGCAACGTCGCGCCGTGCATGTCCTTGATACGGATTTTATTGCGCGGTGCCTTGATTGCCTTCTCGTAGTTCGGGACCAACACACCAGCATTTGACATGGTGTAAAGCTCGTCTACGCTACAATCCAAGGCTGCTTGGTACACCCGTGGGATGATGCGACGACCTCGCCCCTCGTTGTTCAGCCACAGAATCGGGCGGTCTGCGTCGAAGTGCTCCGGCAACTGTGGCGCAGCGTACGTCAGAATCTTTGCGAGTAGAGAGGTCTTGCCCTTGTCCGGTCGCGCAGCTACAGCAACGCTCACGCCACCCAGCAGTCCTTTGACGTTCTGCTGTAGCAGCAAGGTGGGCAGCTTAATACCCACGTCCCCGGCCTCGTCGTCGAGGATAGATACCACGTCCTCGTCGATGTACTCGTGGGCGCTGGACTTCTCGCCGCGCTCCTTGGCCTCGGTGACGAGCTTGTTCAACTCGTATACGAGGTGCATATCCGCGCCTGCTTGGTGCTGTGCAACCATCGCACCCACCTTACCGGCGAAGTCCATTTCCACAAGCTGGCCCACGATACCGTTAATAACGGACTCGTCAACCGGCTTTCGCAACATACCCGTCAGTCGCATGACCAACGACATTGTTTCAGGAGGGTAGCCCGAACGCAACTTGATAACAGAATCCAGCGCGTCCAGATCAATGAACTCGTGCGTTTTGTACGCGTCCCAATAGTGCGCGTACCAGTTCACAAGGAGTTGTGTTTCCTGTGCCAGCATTTCCATAGGCACAGCGTTTCGCAGCATGCGGTACTTCTGTTTGTCTCGCAAGGCTTGCAGGATTGGAATCTCTATAACGCACCTCCTACAAGGTCGATTATGTGTTGCTTGGTTAAGTCCTTCGGGTCTTTACCCGTCGGCGTTATGATGTTACCAACCGAAAGGCCCATACCCCGAGCCCTACGATGCACCAGAGGGACACCATTCCAACCGCCGCTATCCCCGTCGAGGAACGTAAGAACCCGCGTCGTCGTGCCTCCTGACAACAGGTCAGCAAGCGTTCGCGTCTTAAGCTCCGTTCCAAGCAATGCTTGCACTGATACACCGGGTAGTCCATGAATTGCCCACCTCACCTTCATTGCTGATAAGTAGTCCTCGGTCAGTACAACCGTGGGAGTCGGCGTATCCAAAGGATGCGCGCCGTACTCTGGCGCTGGATACCCGTAGCCTGCCCATTTGGGGAGTTGTCCCCGCGTAGCACGCCCAAGCCAACCAAGCCGAGTACCAAACAACAAACGACCTTGTTTCTCACTGTACCATACATGCGTATCCCCCAGCATAACCTGTCGGTCTATGCCCTTTTCTAACAGCAGTTTAAACAGTACCTCCTGCGTATACGCAGGCCATAGTGCCAAATCCTTAGCATCGTCGGGCCAAGGCATGAACCGCTTCTGATTGGCGATTGGCGCAAGGATTACATGCGTCTTTTCGACCACGCCGCCCTGATGGCAGCGGTAGCACTTGCACCAATACCTATCAGGGGCATTCCCTACATGCAGCACCCTAGTTGGTCCGCACTTGTGAGGGAACCGCCCCGATTGACCGACGGCTAACGACTTCGCATGGTGTAGGAACTCGTGAGCCGGAATAGCCATTACATGAACGACGCGATAACAGGTTGGAGTTTACCCCACGCCTGTGGGCCAGCGTAACCCAGCACCAGAGCGCAGAGCATGTACCCGATGGTTACAGCAGTACGCTTGTTAGCCGACTCGCGGGAGAGTTCACGTTCCAGCTTGCTGTAAGCGATACGCTCGTTACGCAGTGCGCGGCGCAGCTCGCCGAGTTCGTTAAATTGGCGAGAGTCGTTGTCGTCGCGGATGGCCAGCTTGTTATTAAGCTCGCTGATACGTTCACGGTAGTGCGCACAATTCCGTGCCAGTGTCTCCAGCCGCTCGTTCTGCTCGACAATGGTTGCGTTCAAGTGGTCGTTCATACCCTTGACGCGCTTGTACTCCGCTCGCACTGCGGCGCGCTCTTTCTTCAACGACGCCATCCCGGAAGAGAATGCGGCGCGGGCTTTCTGTACTTGGTTCATGGTAGCTCCTTGGTGTTAACGCGTTAACAGTTAGTAGTGCACGATGTCGCGAGCCGCAGCAACCGGCGCCACGTATTTTACCGACGAGTGCAAGGTAACGACGTACGCGACGGTGTCCGGTGTGGTCTTCTCGATAGCTGAGTTAGCGCGGTTCTGTGCGCTCTCCTGCGTCCCGTACTTACTGTCCAGCAGCTCGATACCAGAGTCACTGACAACGAGCACGCGGAACGGTTTAGCCGCCTTGACGCGCTCGGCCAAGGCAGCTTCGTTCAGGCACTTGCGGCAATGGTCGGTGAGTGCCCACAGTTGGTACGCGGCACCATCGTTGGTGCTGGATACGAGCCCTTGTTGACGCAGCTCGATACCGATGTGACCAATCGTCGAGTTCTGCACACCCACGGCCTGCGCCAGCTCGTCGGAGCGCTGCGGTCCTTTGAGCAACAATTGATTGATAAAGCGGGATTGGTTGGCGTTCAATTTCATATCAGATACTCCAGTTGTATTTGCGGGCAGTGTTGCGGATGTGTTCAATGCGGCACGGGGACACCGAGGCGCTGCGGTTCTGGTGCAAGGTGCCGCCGGGTGTGGTGCCGAGATACAGCGGGGCGTTACCGGGGCGCAGGATAGCGTACTGGTTAATGTTGAAGTCGAACGAGTCGATAACCAGCGTCACGCTACGCGGCTCCGGTGTGAACAGGATGTCAACGGGCAGATGGCCTTGGCGCTCCAGCTTCACCACGCGGCACCAACGGTCGTCGGTCAGTACGTTCACTGACGCGGAGTCAATGGCGTGCCCGTCAGTCACAGGCGCTTGCCCACCACTCACCGAGTCCACGAGGTACTGCGCGCCTTCGATAAGCTGGCGTTCGTAGTCCGCCATCACATGATAACCCAGCGCCTCCAGCTCGCCGATGACGTAGCGCTGTGTGTCGCGGTCGGGACCATGTACCACCACGTCGATGTCCTTGGGTGTGCCACCCAGCGCGAAGTCACGGGCACAACCGCCAGCGATGTACGCCAACACGTTGCCCACTTGACATTGACGCAGCACTTCGGCTGCGTTCTTCTTGGCTGCGGCGTAGTCGCCGGTAGTCGGTGCTTGGGTCAAATGACCGGGATATTTATTCACTACGTTTTGTCTCCGTCCAGTACACGAGGATGTTCCGCTCGCCTGCCTTCAATGGCACGCCAGCATGTAAGGTTGTCTTGCCGCACAAGATAAGCGCCTCGCCTTGTGCGAGTACAGGCGCCTCCACGGTACACAGGGGGCCGTCCATCAACATGGTGCGGCCTCCTGTGTGGGTGCTTGGGTCCAGCTCGACGATTACCGTCTGGTCGCTGTCTTGATCGTTATGCCATACGCCTTGGAATGAACCGTTAGCGGCGTACCGGGTCAACTGCACCGAATGGACAGCTTCCGGTACGCACCCATGCGCAAGGTGCATGACGTGGAAGAGCGACCCCGCAAGGAGTTCTGTAAGCGTCCGGCCCAACAGGGGACACACTTCCGCCAAGACACACTCGTCCGTCTGTAGCTTGTCCTCTTCCGCCGCGTTCGTCGAGTACGGTAACGAACGGGATTCCGTCAACAAAGCGGCACAGTACGTCGGCGACAGGAACGGGACCACGTACGCACTCGGCCCGACTTGGCACAGGCGCAGCCAAGCTAAGGTGTCGCGCTCTCCATCGTTCATACATTGCAACACACGATGTACATCGTGGTCCACTTCGAACTCCCGCGAAAGACGTACGAGAGTGTCGAGGTGTGCCAGTAAGCGTGGGTGCAGATGTGAACGTGCACTCACACCCAGCGTTCCGTCTTTTAGCAAGTGCTGCATACATTCCCCTTTGTTCGTTGTAAGCCATTGTCTTGCGTTCGGCGATAGTCTTCCATTCTTCGACTTCGCGTTGTACTCGTTGCACTTCGGCCAAGTGCGCGAAGGAGCGTGCCTCGGTGCGGTTGACGAATTCAGACCACCGTGTCCGTGCTCTGTCCAACGTGGCCAGTAGGAACAGGATAACAATGAGCGCCACGACCAGCGCGAAGGCGAGGTACGTCATTGCATCCACTCCGGCACCGAGGCTACGCCAGCAGGGCACACGGTAATAACACCGTCCAGCTTGTTCGCTGTGGGTGCCGAGAAATGCCGCACGTACTGGCGGTCGCGGTTACTCACCATCAGCCAATCACTACGCAGGCGCAGGGCGTTAATGTTCGATGCGGTACGACGTGTCATAGGTAAAGCTCCTAGGTTAGATGTTCCAGCGGATGGGCCGCGAGTGCAGCCCATCGACTTGACTTACTTCACCAGTTCAGCGGCAGGCTTCGCGGCCTGCTGTTGCAACAGGAGGTCCATACGCTGGCGGTCCAACGCTTCTTGCTTCTCTTGCTCAGCGGCCTTGGCTTTCGCCTCGTCCTCTTCACGGTTGCTGTTGCTCCACCAGTTCGCCAGAGACGAACCAGCGAACGAGCCCGCCACGCTGGACATGAACCCGCCACCGCCAGCCGACGGCGCAGCCTGATGCACCACAGTCGTACGATTAACGTACGTCTTGTTCACGGTCACAGGGCGGGCCGCTGGGCGGTAGCTGGAACGGCTCATAGAGCTACTGGAGCGCGACGAACTGAACCCCTTGGCCTCGGCTTCCGGTGCACCAACAAACGCCGCCACGGTGCCGAGAGCGGCCACAGCGAGGACAAAGAACGAGGACAAGCGGCCAATGCGTTTAACCATGGGTAGAACTCCTAGTACGAGGTGGGTTTGTTAGGCGATTGCCACTTGTGGCTGCGACAGGTACGCGTCCACGTCGGCTTGGTCTTGATCGACCGCCGGGGCTTCGCTCACGCCTGCGGCTTCGGTGCCCATAGCAACAGCGAGTGCAGACGGTTCAGCAGCCTTCGGCGTTACTTCGGTGATTTCGCCTGCCTTGAGCACGAACGTCATGGTGTCGAAGCCCGAGCCGGTTTGAATCTTGACGAGCTTGCCCTTGGCCTCGTCTTCGACCACACCCAGCACGACGCCTTCCAGATGTTGCGCTTTCTCGCCACGGCCCACGGTAGCTTTGACGGTGTCACCGGCGCCGACGTTGGCAACGCGGGTGATGGCTTCCAGTTCAGCGACGGCGGCGTGGTACTCGGCGGTCTTGTCGGTCACCAGCTTGAACAGGGCAGCGATTTTGTTGGTCAGCTTCTCGGTAGCGGACAGTTTTACGGTAGCGGTGGTTTGTACTTCGGACATGGTGTAACTCCAATCTGGTTTGATGGCGTGGGATTAGGCGCCTAGATGATCCCAAGTTCACGGTGTTGCTATCCTGATGTTGTACACGGCCCCGAGGGCTTACCCTAGCTCAATGGTGTTAACTCCTTAACACTAGAAGGCGCAGTTAGCGCAGCTCGTACGGCATCAAGGCGTACAGGCTGAGACTGGTAGCTATACCGAGGTCTACGCCGAAGCGGTTACCGATGATACTACCAGCAGTGGCGATAAACAGCAGGCTAAGCCAGTTCATCGCGCCACCGTGCCGTTGACGTCCTTGTGGGCGTCGAGGGTGACATTCGAGTCGTGCAGCTCTACCGCAGTTGGTACGTACACGTCGATTTGAACGGGCTGGTATACGCAGCCAGTCATAAGAACAGCGAGTACAGCGATTACGATTGCTTTCATGGTTAGAACCCCAGTGCTTTAGCGATGGCGTACGTTACGAGTACGCCGAATATGATGTGTGACGGACCGATGCTCATACTAGACAGAAGTTGCGCCCCTTGATGTGGAACCCCACCGACGCGTCCTTGGGAGCGGCAACCCACTGCCCGGTCATTGTACCGGAAGGCTTGTAGTCGTCAGACTTGAACCCGGTGTCAGTTGCGCGGTTGCTGTCCACATGGACGACCAGCGGAACCATGAGCGTTGCCAGCATGTCTTTGACATCCTCGGTCAACTGCTCCTTTTCGATAACGTACACGTTATCACGATCCTGATGCAGTGCGTTGCCTTTGATGTAATGGCGAACACCAGCACCAGCGAGTGCAGCGCGTTCCGCTTGGCCATCCTTGAGGCCGAGCATCAGGAGGCAGAACGCAGGTAATTCAGTACTGACGATACGGCTCATTGTTGGCGTTGCTCCAAGATTGCTTTCGCGGCTAAGTAGCCGTCTGATTTAGGTGTGATGATTGCCACGCTAGGCCGTGGCTCTACCCGTACCGGTGCCTTACGCAACGGTTGGGATTCGGCGTTAGAGATAGCGCGGTCGGTGCCGCCCTCTCCGCCGATGTAGCTTACCGCGCCCGGCTTACCTTTGAGGTACTTCGGGTACTTCTTGTTCTTGCGCTTATTGCGCTCTGTCAAAGACAGTTCGTTGATACGGGCCATTACAAACCAGCTCCTTGCATCTGTCGGGCTCGCTGCCCGCTCATAATACGTCGGTGTTTACCATCGCTCCCACGAACCCGGCGTAGTCCGCTCGGGTTGAAGTACTCACCCGGCCCGGCCTCTGCATCTGTGTCGTAGTACACATCACGCATCTTACGCAGCTCAGCCCTAGAGGTTACGTCGCCCGCTGCTATCAGCTTGTTGCGCTTCGCTTCCCATTCCTGCCATTGCTGCGCCTCAGTTTCGAACGCTTGTTGCTGCGATGATTTGCGCTTTGCGAATACAGCCACCGGCCAGTCTCCGTGTTAGGTTGCAATCTAAAAGGTTCGATCCGAACCCTTTAGGTTGCCCGCTCGTCTGAGTGGACACCTAAGTCAACCACGTACGCCTTTGTCCTTACGGATTCGATTCGGCCTGCTGACACTCTAAACCCACTGCTTAACCGTGGACGGGGAGGCACCCGCTCGAACTATTTCCCGGCTAGTTCTCAGCGCCGGACAGGATTCACACGTTACCTGTCATCGTGTTTGTTACTCAGCCTTGCACGTCGGTGGCTAGTACCGTTTGTTACGGTCAGCAGCGGGAGGGAAAATCACCTAAGTCCGCAGCTAACTTACTACCGAACCGCCCTACCCGTGACATCCGTTCAGGCGATCCGTGTTTCAATGTTGCGCATTCTACAGCGTTGTTTCTGTGTGTCAACCCCTTTGTTTTTCGTCTTCCTTAATGACTCTTGGCACCCTTGGGATCGCAAGTCAGAAGCTACTACACTCCGGGCAACTCCGCTTCACGCTGTAAGGCTGTGTCGCTTCGTTGTGTCGGCCATTCTACAGATTAGATACACGGTGTCAACACCCAAATAAGCAAAAGATTAAAGGCACTTATCATCAGCCCCGCACCCACTCCTATAAGCACGGCCAACACTAGGTCGCTCACTTACGCCACCAGACGCAGAGCGGGCGGCGCCTTCTTAACGTACTGACTCAAGAGCTTCTGTAACTGCGCATCCAGCGCCAATTGTGCATCCTCAGGCAGAGCGAGGCGGACGGCGTACAGGTCATGCAACAGCGCGCCTGTGAGGTGGCCGGGTTGCGTCACTGTGACACCTGCAAGTGCAGGCTCTACCTTATCGGCTGGCTTGGCGTTCCGTACATCCTTCACCGCCTGACGTACTGCGGCCATGTCCTTGCACTTCGACAGGTCAACGTGCATACGGAAGGCAGCGCGGACGGTGCTCACGTACACCTTGATGACAGCAGGCGCAGCCACATCACCGGGCACAGGGCGGCCCATACGCTGCGACCACCCGTTCTGTGCGTACGCTTGGGTGACGAGTAGGTCGAAGTGGTGCAGGTCTGTGGTCTTGGTGGTGCGGATGGTGTCGAGGATACCGCTAGCGATGCTCTCTGTGCTGTCGTGAGACTTCACAAGGGCGGTGAAGATACCGGCAAGGGTGGCAGGCTTGCGGCTGGTACGGGACTTGGTAGAGGCTTTCACGGTAGTAGTCATGACAAAGGCTCCTAGATACGCGGTTTGCGTACTTAGGAGCCTAGTCGGTGTTTCAGGTCTTGCCAGTACCGCTCGTCGCCTCGCGTTCTAGCTGGTCATCACCAGCGCTCCTTGCGGTAGTACGGTTTAGGCTTACGCGGCTTGCGAGTACAGGGCCAAGGAACAGAGGCCACCTCGTCGTACGCCAGCAGGTCAGCGGACTTGCCGTAATAACCATCCTTCGGTAAGTTCGCCGGGTTCGGGTACTGGCTAGACCACCGGCCCTTGACGACGTGGTGCAGCACACGCCGCTCCAGCTCTGCGAAGTCACCTAGCACCAGCTCGACAAGCTGGTGGCCAATGCCGCGTGGGTTACTGCGTAATACCCGTAAGCTCTCCTGTTGCACTGCCAGCGCCTCCAGCAGCGTAAGGCTACGTCGGCCCATCCGAGTACCGTACGGCGCTGCAAACGCAGGGGAGGAGCCTGTAGTGCGTGCCTCGTCGATCATTGCGCCACCTCTTCCCCAGTTGGTTACCCACGCACCCGGCCCGCACTTCGCCACCGCTGCCTGTGCCTGTGTACCTGCCTCTGTGCCGTCTCTCGCCTCGATACGCACCGGGCGATAGTGGCCGGGCTTGATACGCACGGTCATGATGAATACGCGTTTAGGCGCGAGTGCAGGCGCCTCGTACACCCACTTGTCCATGCTACCCACTGCCTCGCTGAACAGTTCGATACGACGTACGTAACCCTTACGCGGATCGGTTTGTACCTGCTCCACCGCCAAGTCGTACGCTGCCTTAGCCTTGCGGTAGTCGTTGTACTCCTTGCTCGCCGTCTCCCCGTTGGACAGTTCCAGCTCAAGGGTGTACACGGTGGCGTTCGCATCGACTAGGGTAGGTGCTACGGCTGGTGTATCCTCGGTGCTGGTGTCAACAACTGCCCAGCCTTGTGGCGCCTTGGTCTGGTGGTTCTGTACTGCAATGCGGGTTTGCTCGTCGGTGTCGTAGCATTGCACGAACTCGCGGCACAGTTGCTTGAGGTACGACAGGCTGTTGTCAGATTGCTTAGTACCGTCAGGGAAGGTTACTTGGTAGTTCGCCCAGTCAGTGGCAGGCGCCTTGCTGAACGTGAAGGTGTGGCCCTTGAACAAGACAGTCACTACGTCGTTGGTCATTACATCGGAGACGGTGAAGGTAGTCAGTTTGGCTTGCATGTCTGTAGCTCCAGAAGATCAGCGGTAAGTCGCTGGTAGTGGCTGCACTCTACAGGTGCGAGTGCAGCGCAACCCTTTATACAAGAAGCCCAGTTAAGGGCTTGAGGTGGGCGGGTTATGGTTTAGTTGGCGCTGCTTTGTAGGCCATTTCGTAAGCTTCGGTGCGAGTCCAACCCGCCTCCTGCAAAGCCTGTGCGCAAGTGTCAACTCGTTTGCCGCGAGCGTTACCGTTGTACGAACCGGATTTGTTGACGTTGCAGGTTTTCATTTCTTCTTTAAGGTTGAACAGTGCGTTTGCAGTGGCTTGGGCGTTCATCTTGTCTTGCTCCGTTGTTCGGTGGTTAGTCACCGGTATGGCTGCCATTCTACAGACTGCCACCACCCTGTCAACACCTAACGTTGCAACTCGTCGCGGATACTCCACGGCTTGTGTGGTGTTCGATTTGGCTTAGGCATCTGCCCACGTGAACCGTCTACCATCACGCTCTTAGGCACACTACGGTACAGCTCTCTAACCCACGGTTTGATCCTCATACGTAATCTCCGAGGTCAACGCCTAGACAGCCTGCGAGTGCAACAGTCTCAGCACTGTACTGTGCCATGTCGTCGTGCTTACCGTGCCAGTAATCTCTATCACCAGCTACCAACGTCCCCAGCACAGCAGTAGCCATTGCCTTGTTCATCTTCACACCACCTAGCACATCACTGTACACAGCAGGTGGTTCGCTCATTGCACGCAGCTCTGCCTGTGCTTGGTACAGCTTGCAGTCACCTAGCGTCTCTGCTGGTTCTACCTTGTAGCTTCTCTCCACGCTTCTCTCCATTACATGTCGCATTAAGGAACCGCTAGCCTACAGTTAGCACGTTAACAGCACAATCCTTACGTAGTTCTTATTGCGACATATAATGGTAGAGAGCGGTAGAGAGCTAAACGCAGTGCAGAACGATAGCGCGAACGAACAGTATGGTGAATCCGTAGGAGAGGGCGGAACCGGAGCCCTGCTCTCCACGTACGTAAGGGAGTGGGATACAGACTGATAGGAATAGATAGGATGGTTGATAGGAAACAGATAGGTAATCTCTCGTGTATCAGTCAATGTGCAAAAAAGGTATGCCAGCACGCACGCGCCATGATCCTCACCGTCATGAGGTAGAGCCGAGAGGATGCACCACCGCAAGGTGGAATCTCTCAGTGAACGACAGATGGTATGAACAAAGTGGTTGACAGGCTCGATACACCTCTGTAGAATCCTCACCATGGAAGCGACAATCTCCCGGCAAAGGAGGCGAGGACCAGCCACAGGATAGGGGCACGGGGGAAGACACGCGTGATCGGGGTCGGA